GAATTATTGCCTTATATTGAGGTGCTAAATTATGAAGACGACGACGGGGTGAATTTCTTCAGCGCTTTTAATTTGCAAATTATGACTTTGGGCGGAACTCAACTTCCGGACAATCAAATTTCAAAGAATCAAGACAATCTAATTCGCGCAACGTTTACGTTTACGACTTCGGTTTCGCCTTCACTTGTTTATCACGGAATTATACGACTTGAAGAATACCAAAACGGGGGAATCAAAGCAATTGAAGAAGCGTCGACGGTTTTCACTATTCCAAGCGGTCAAATATTACAACCGAAATCGGGACAAACTAAAACGACAATAACAAACGACGGTTCGGAATTGGTTTTGGAATGTATCATCCCGGAATCGCAAGCGAAGAACTTGTCGGATGGTTCGACTTTTTCAATTTCGGCGCGTGTGATGGGTGACTTTAGCGGAATAGTTGGAGCTAAAACAACCGAAGGCGGAGCGGCTAAATATACCGAATCGGGATTAACTAAAACAATCGAATAAAAATGGCAATAGTTACGACATTAAGCGACACAAATACGATGGTTCTTGATGGGAATTGTTTCACTAATCAAATAACCGTTGCGCAAAAAGTTTATTCGACGGCTTCGGAAGTTATCGGAACGCTCGATTCGTGTTCAAGCGGTTGCGATTGTGCGGCGTGTTGCTACAATCACAAAGTTTTTGGCGAAACTGTATATTCAAGCGACTTGAAGAACGACCGTTTTCAATTTATGGCATTAGCTCGCGAAGATTCGGGAAATGTTACTTTCACAATGCAAAAGGACGAAACGGACTTGTTCACGGTTACCGACCAAACTTTCGGCGATTGGACGGACGCGGGCGGATACGCTTCGAATTTAAGACTAGCGACTTTCTACGTAAATTGGGGGACTGTCTTCAGAACTCACGGTGAAGGGGAATATCGAATGAAAATCGTAACGGATGCAATCGGGGGCGGAACTAATACAGTTTATTCTGATAACTTCGATTTGCTTCCTTACATTAATTCGAACGCGAACGAAACGGTTGTTTTTGAATGGACGCAAAACGGAATAATTTTAGACAATTCTATCGATTTTACATCGTTAAACATTCCGCAATGGTTGCGACTTCCTGGACACGTTGGTTTTGAAAATGAAGTCGAATTGCGAGTTGAGGAACACGAAACCGCGCCGCACGAATTTGTTCAAGTGCAAGATCAAGTCTTATTCAGTCACGTATTCGAATCGGAATTGCTTCCGTTTTCGGTTACGAATGTAATCTTGAAAGATTTGATTTTGGCGAATGAAATCAGCGTGACGAATTTTAATTACTACGACCATTTCGCAATTACTGAACAACTATTGAAACCCGATTCGGTTGTTGAGTTTAAGAGTTACCCATATAATAAGTGCGCGAAGTTGAAAATTAAATTTAACAACAAGGTTCGAAATACAATCAAAAGAAACTATTTATAAATTTAGATTATGTCAAAAATTAGTGGATACGCGAATTCGGTTTCAGCTTTAGGAACTGACGATTTAATCGACGTTTCGGAAAAGATTTCAACATCACCGGACGTTTACGAATCGCGCAAAATGACGGGGGCAATTTTGGCGGCGTTTATTCAAGCATACGCGCAAAACATTTTAGCAAATGACGGTTTAACAATGCCAGCGAACCGTTCGCACGATTTACAAAATTTTGTTTTGACTTTACAAAACGCGGGTTTTGCTATTGAGGGGGCGCAAACAATCACGGCGGGCGCTGCTGGTTCGGTTGATATTTTAAATCTTTACGACAACGCTTCGGCGCTTCTTCATCGTTTCAACTCGACTTTCATTTCGTTGTTTGGCGGAGGCGTTCCGGGCGGTTCTGAAAAGTTATTAATTGGGGATAAAACAAAAATCACGGATCGTTTGGATTTATCGACGACAACGGACGGGTTCTTGATGCCGCGTTTGACAACGGCCCAAATGAACGCAATCGCAGCGCCAACAACAAACTTGTTGATTTTCAACACTGATTTATCCGCGATTTATCGTTACAACGGGGCGGCTTGGGTTGCTTTATCGGCTGGTTATGGAGTTATAAGCGTAAGCGATTCAAATGGGATTCCTACTTTTTACGCTGATTTACAAAGTGCGTTAGAAACTTGTAAAACTTCAGGCGGAATATTTACCGTTAAATTACATTCTAACATTACTATAACATCTACCATTTCAATTAAATCAACAGGAACTGGGACAGGAAACGCTTATGCTTTTGACACTTTAACTATTGATTTGAATGGATATGAAGTTAAAAATGATAATGCTGATTCAACATATTGCTTTGATTTATTATTGTCTAGTTCTTTAGGTGTAAATAGAACGCTTTTATTCAAAAACGGAAAAATAACAAGAACTAGCGGAACAGGTACGCATTACGCAATCTATTTAACACAAACGGGGAATTATGGTACATTATTATTTGAAAAATGTATTGTTTACGGAGAGAATAGCTACGGGGCATACATAGGTATGCAACAATCGACAGACAGACTTTATGATATTAATGATTTCGGCGGTAGTTTATTCATTTCCGATTCATCTTATGGTTTGTATGTTCGTAATTATAATTGTAAAAACTTCTCTGTATTAGGTAAATCGTCAACTTCATCGGCTTATCTAAGAAATTGTACGACTCAAAATTATACTGTTGAGAACACTTCTACGGGTATAGGTTTAACGATGGTCGGTAACATTTCTTCATCTGATTTCAGGGTTAAATCAACAACTGGAAAGGGGCTTTATTGTGCTGATGATGTTTCTGGAGATATATCTAACTTTGTAGTTGAAACAACAACTGGAGACGGAATTGAAACAACAGGAACTAATCCAACTTATAAACCCGTATTTAATAATTTTACAATTATTTGCGGAAATGGTGTCTGTATTGATAGCAACCACACAAATACCGAATTTAATAATTTCTATTTAAGAAATAACGGTACTTCAAAAACAATAAGTGAAGTAAATAACGGAACAAGACAATATACTAACGGAAGCGTGATTAATTTAGGTTCTGGCCAGTCTTTTGATATTACTAACGTTGGCAATGTTAAATTTACAAATATTAAATTCATTTCTACATCTGAATGCGTTGGATCTATTAGTTTAGATAATTCAATTTTTAATGTTGATTTTGAACTTTGCTCTTTTGAATGTAATTACGATGATGCTACTGGGAACGGTATCGAGATTTCAAATAGTACGGGATTGATTGATATTAGTTTGTCAAAGTTCAAAGTTGAAAATGCTTCGGCAAATGCATTGTATGCTACCGCATCAAGAACGTTAAATTTTACTAATAATTATGTAAAAGGTGCAACAACACCAATAAACGCAAATATAACAGTAACGGCTTCGACTGATTTAGGGGATGGAAATAGAAGTTATTAATAATAAAAGATATGGCAAATAAAATTTGGTCTTACGGGACGTTAAACGGATTAGATAGAAGATTAAAATTAGTAGGTTTCACTTTCATTGAAGAAGATCAACCTAACCCAATGATGACGGTTTTCTTACGTGAACAATTATTAAGTCCAACGGGCGAAATTGTAAGCGATAAGGCTGCGGACTATTCAGTGATTAAAGGGAAGGTTTCGACAGACATCGACGGGGCGGCTTTACCTAAAAAGGATTTAAACGGAGAAATTCAATACGAAGAAGACGGAGTGACGCCGCTTCCGAGGGACAACGCTTACGAAAACATTGTTTATTACGTTGACAATAAGACATTCACTATTTACGAATTAATAGATTCGGGCGTTGTTGAAAGGTTCAAGTTAATTTAACAGAATATAAATAACAACTAACCGAAAAAAAGAAACTTTCCACGTCCAAAACGTTAAATTTGTAATATGGACGCAACGGTAAAAAAATACGACTTGGACTTTTTTATTAAAAAAATAACGCTTTTATTCGCTTGGTTAATAACGTACTTCAGTCCGACGGTCGAATTAACGGTTCTTGTTGGTGGGTTGGTTGCGCTCGATACGTATCTTGGTTGTCGAATAGCGATGAATAACGGGACGTTTAGTTCCAGGAGGCTTGAAAGCGTTGTTCACAAATCCGTTATTTATATCGCTTCGATTCTTTTGTCGCATATCGGGGAAAATGCGCTTGAAATTCCATTGCTTTTGAAAATAACGGCCGGATATATTGCATACGTCGAAGCGGTTTCGGTCGACGAAAACGTTGAAAAGTTGATCGGAATTAGTATCTTTAAAACTGTACTTTCAAAAATCAAAAGGAAAAATGACTAAAATAACAAAGAACTTCAGCGACAAAGAAGTTCTTCCGCGCGAATTACACGGCTACCGTTGGGAATGGTTTATTGATTTTCGAATCGTTGAGGTTGCGCAAAAATTACGGGATATTTTCGGACCGATAACAATTAACAACGACCGTTTCAACTGGTCCGGATATAGGACGGCGGATTGTGGAGTCGGGGCGCAATTTTCACAACATCGGTTCGGGCGCGCTTTGGATCTTAAATTTTCAAACACAACGCCGGAAGAAGTTCAGAAATACATTATCGAAAACGAAGCGGAATTCATGGCTTTAGGACTTCGCCGAATGGAAAACGCATCCAAAACAAAAACCTGGCTTCATATCGATTGTATGCACACGGGAAAGGAAAAAATTGTTATATTTAACCCATGAAATTGATTTCAAAAATATTAAAAAACGTTCCGAACATTATCCCAACAAAAGACAAGTTGGAAGAAATGAAACAATGGAGCGTTCAACGTCGCGCAATGTATTGGGGCGCGCGTGTTATTGTTGTTGCAATTACGGCTTTCCTTGTTTACAAAGGAAGCGTTTCGGATGAAGATTTCATCCAATTAATCGAAAGGCTTTTCTAGTAGTTTTTTTAGTATATTTTCAAATTCGGGGACGTTTGCGCGTCCCTTTCTTTTTTTATTTAGAATCGTTCTAAATTAGACCGTCGTCGCTTGTTTATTAAAAATATTTAACTAAATTAGCGCTATACTAAAAAACACGTATTTCATGGAACATTTAACAAAGTCGCAATTTGCGCAAAAAGTCGGAGTTTCGGCCGCTTACATTTCGCAGCTAATCAAGGCGGGAAAATTGAAGACGGTCGAAAAGTACGGAACGGAAGTCGTTCCGCTATCAGTTGAAAATCTAAAAAACTTTAAAAAATGAATTTACAAGAATTGAAAAGACGCTTGAAACTAGAAGCGAACGAAGGGTTGTTACAATCGACAATTTTATTGATTGAGCAAAGCAACAACAAAGAAGTTTTGAAGCTGCGAATTAGCTTCGAAAAGGAATTAAAGAAGTTGAACGAAATTAATTTGAATTGATTATGGAAAAGACGCATTGGAAAAACAATTTCGATTATCAATATCTTGGTGGGTATTCAATCGAAGGCGAAGACAAAACGCTAACAATTAAAAAAGTCGTAACGGAAAAAGTTCAAGGAACTTCCGGACGTGCTGAAGATTGCATGGTGATTTATTTCGAAGAAGAATCGAAAGGAATGATTTGTAACAAGACGAACGCGAAAACGATCACGAAAGTTCACGGGACGCCATACATTGAAGAATGGACCGGAAAGAAAATCGTTCTTGGAACTGAAAAAGTATCGGCGTTTGGTGAAACAACCGACGCGCTTCGAATCAGAGCGTACAAACCGAAAGCGGAAGTGAACCCAGCCGACGCAATCTTGAAATTGAATAGCTGCGGAACGCTTGCGGACTTGAAGAAAGTTTGGTCGAGTTTATCGAACGGCGAAAAGAATCATGTTGAAATTATTAATCTTAAAGAACAGTTGAAAAATGAACTTAATTAAGGAATTAAATCAAAGGTCGAACGAATGGAAGGCCGCAAGAAAAGGATCAATCGGCGGAACACGTGCGAAAGCGGTAATGATGAAAAACAACCTTCCTTTGGTTGACGAATTAATCGCCGAAAGACATTCGGACGAAATGGAAGACAATTTCGTGAATGACGCAATGCAACGCGGAATCGATTTGGAGCCAATCGCAATTGGTGAATTTAGCGACGCGACAAGCTACGAAGTTGAATCGTTCGGACTTGTTACAAATGACAAGTTTCCAGGTTGTCACCTTTCACCGGACGGGCTAATTTTAGACGGTGCGGGCGTTCCGATGGCTGGCGTTGAAATCAAATGTCCATCGACAAAAAAGCACGTCGAATATATTAGAACGAACAAACTTCCGGCGGAATATAAATATCAAGTTTTTCACTATTTTTTACTTGCTGAAACAATTGATCAA